GTACGCCAGAAGGCTCGAAAGCAGCTGGTATGCCAGTTGAAAAAGGTGCTCCACCAGAAGAAAATGTTGTCACTGTTCCGAAGGATGCTTCTCAAAAAACTATTTTTGACTTGGCTAAAAACACTCCAATTAACAAGCGTTTGCTCCTCCGTGATGGATCATACATCTGGGGTCAGAAGAAGTAAGGAAACATCATGACTGATCCAGTGAACCAAGATCCATATGCTGCTTTACGCAATCAGGTTCAGCCCGATCAGGCTGATGTTGGAAATTCTGACACGACAAATATGCCTTGGGGTCAGTATGCGGAGGAAACATACGCAAACTCAGGAAAAAGCTTATACAATGTCGGGGCAGGCATGGTTCATGCTTTAACGCCATCCAATATTCCAGAAACGCTTTCTGGAATGGAGGGCGCGGCGCGTGGTGCCGTTTACAATATGTTTGGCGATCCCGTCAGCAAAGGACCGATTCCAGAAGGCGCATCACCAGTTCAGCGTATGATAGCTCGTAGTCAGGGATACGGTGATGTTGATCAGTCTAAAATTAATGAAGAAAAAAATATTGCTAATCAAATTAGCTCAACTGTTCCACCAGTATGGACGACAGATGCTGATCGATGGCACCAGTTTGGTCAAAAATTTCACGATGATCCATTTGCTGTAACTTCAACAATGGCCATCCCGTTTGGTGCCGGTGAAGGCGCATTGGCAAAGCTTTCCGGTGTTACAGCCGAAACACTGCCGACCGTATCAAAGATTGCGGGTGTTGGTTCAACAGCTTTGAAGGGTGCACAGCTTACCGATCCGGCTACACTGGCTATGAATGGTGCTGGATTGGGTGTTGATGCCCTTAAACGTACCGCGTCAGCTTTGTCGGGTGTTTCTAATTATGATCCCATTACACAGCTTTGGTCAAAGGGTGGTCCAGAGGGATCACGTTTACGCGATGTGTTCAATCAATATGCAAATGGCCAAGGCGATTATGCTGGGCTTCTTGATAGCGTAAATAGTGAAGTTAAAGGAATGCGCCAGGATGAAGTGAATGCATGGGCAAAGGATAAGGGCGATCTTGCTAATTCTGAAGTCCCACTTCGTGGCATCATGGACACATATCGCGAAGCCCTTGATCGTCTTGGACCTCGTGATCTGGCAACACCTGCAGCGCAAGAAGCCATCGATGCCATTCAAGGCATAACTGATGCAAATGGCGTTCATAAACCTGGTTTAATGGATCAATTGCAAAGTCGTATTGATCTTCCGCCCGGCCATCCGGCAAAAACTTTGATGGGTGTCGATCAATACAAGCAACAGCTTTGGGATATGATTAGCGCATCTCGCCGTTCAAATCCTTCCTTGGCCAATTCGCTTATCCCAGTTCATACTGATCTTGTGAAACAGCTTTCATATGTCGATCCAGAATACGGTGCATTGATGAAGCGTTATGGCGACATCGAACAAAAAGCATCTGATATTGCAGCGTCCTCTGGTTCAAACATGACCGCCGCTGCTCAATATAATCGCCTTTTGAAAAGCAATCAAAATCCTGTTGGAAAAACGTTCATTGATCAATTAAGTGAACGTAACCCAGAAATTGGCGCGGCTCTTGCCGGTGCTGGTACTCCATCTGATGTTCTTGCTCATGGTACCGGTCGTAAAAATTTCGAGATGATTACCGCGCTTCCTCAAATTGGCGCATCAATTATGACCGGAAACCCTATCCTTGCAGCTACCGGATTAGGTCAAGCTGCTTTGTCATCTCCCGCCCTGACCACTGCTGTCGCAAAAGGCGCTGGAACATTAAAACGCATTCCTTTTGCTAAAGACATTGGAAATGCTGCTCCGACCGTTATAGGCGGATCTGAGGTTATGGGACACAATCTTGATGAAGCCTATCAGCGGATGATCAACCACATGCAGCAACAAGATCAAGGTCAAGCCGCAGGCGGTCGAATCGGCAGAAAATCCGGCGGTCGCACATCAAGCAGTGCTAAAGCCAAGGCAGACCAGTTGATCTCGATGGTTGATCGTATTAAGAAGGAACAGGGCAAGGGCACAGAGCCGTTGCTCAACGTCGATGATACAACCATCGCCAAGGCTCTCGAAATCGCAAACAGGGGTATCTAATGGATAACATTGAAATTGAGCTGAAGCTCACCGTGGCGCACGTCAACGCCATCTTGAGGCACCTTGCAAAGGGCGCGTATGAAGAAGTGGTAGACATTGTCGCCTTGCTTCATTCACAGGCCAAGCCACAGGTTGAAGCTGCAACAGTAGCAAAACCGGCAGAGCCAGTAGCTGAATAAAAGAAAAGCCCTGATTTCTCAGGGCTTTTTTTATGCGACGAATTTATCGTAATTTAGTTCTCGGATGACGTATCCTCCGAGCTTTGAAGAGTATCGAGCGACATCAAAACCGTCGCAGTTATCGCACAGATACATCACCATGATTGCGAAGATCATACTGTCTCCGTAGTAGGCGATAATATCTGATGCCGGATCAAAGTCAGCCATACGTTCAGCAATCTTGTGCTCAAACCTATGGACATTCTCATCACCAATAAGATTGTCAAACATCGGTAAATCGCTAACGTAGACCACCGATTCGGCAACTGTGCTTAACTCGGTTGGGTCAAACCGGAAGCTTGGGTTCGGGACGAAGACCCTCTTGTACTTGTCCATCTACAAATTCCTGCTCTTCCATGAAGAAGTCCCAAAAGGGCATCTCCGATTTCAGTTCTTGTAACATACTATCTGCTTCCTCTTTTGTCATATCATGATCAATAAGGATAGAGGGCTGCCGCATAAAGTCGCGGCGTTCTCCTTTAATTTGATACCACGTCATTGCCATGTTCTTCCATAACTGCACGGGCCTTATTTAATGCGCCAAGCAAGAATGGCTTCAAGTCACCTCTTGGCCTTAAACTTGTTGGACGAGATAAGTCTGATTCGTACTCTGCTAAAGCATTCACACAATATTGCAGGGCCATCTTGTACTCTTGTGCGGCTCTGGAAATCTTATGGATAAAGTCTGCCGTGTTAGGTAGGTTTTGCTCACGACAACGCAATGCGTGGTCATAATAAGCAGGAAAACGATCAGCGCGGGGCATTATGATTCTCCCTTGATTTTAAAAATCGCTGCTCTGGGGTTTCGTGTTCTGTTCTAATAGTTGGGGAACTCTTTGCATCTGAAACACCTTCCAATGCTTCTCTGGCAATAGTTCCAATGAAGTGAGGAGATATTTTAGTTTTATAACAATTATATTCAAATCGAATGTTAATCAAAGCCTCCTTAAATTTATCCCTTTCCTGTCGAAGGGCGGATAACCCAGACAAGGCATTTTCACAGTAACGCTCCAAATCCGCAACCTTCTTGCGAAGCTCTACAACATGGGCCAACGTCACATCGTCCGCGTAACGGGCGGCTGGGGCGTACGGCCCCAACCAACGAATGTCTGCTGACATTTTCTTGCTACGATAGCCTGTCATTTCAGGTGCCTTCCTAACGCACATTGTATTATATTTCCGTGATAGCACTGATACCTGCAAACAAGCCTAAAACCCCACTAACTAGGCATGCTATTGCAAACCATATAGTTGTGGCACTAGGTGCAACCGAATCATTTAAGGTGTTGGCGCACCAATAGCTGACTAATACTAGGCCAGCCGATAGAATCACATAAACCCAGAACTTATTCATCCTTTCATCGCCTTTGTTAGATCCAAGGTGACTGTAGGAAGGTTAGTGGGACTAGCCTGACCACCCAGCTTGGCGTACCCCTCAATGTCGTCCCAATGGTCGCGAAAGTCTTTATCGCCCGACAGGAGCCGCGCCAGCTTGACAGAGATCATCTCTAAGGCTTCCTTCTGGCCGTCGCTCAGGCGCTCCCAGTTCTTGCCGCTCCGCAGAACGTCCTTGATGGCTTGGCTAAGGCTTGCATTATCACGGTAGTTGCCGTGGGTCTTTTCGCGAGTGTCTAGTAAACTACTCATTTTACCCTCTTCTTGATTA